CCCGACGATTACGGTTCGAGTCCCGTGCTCTAACTACTCTTCAACGCAAACGCTTACGCATATTTAGGAACCCATAGCTGCACGTCTGGGACACAGATTAGTTGCCAGCTCTGAACTGACGCAGTAGTCCAACCGCCATTGGTGATACCAAATCGGTACCACCCGTACTGGCCGCCAGTGAACTTCATTACATACCAGATGGTACCAAAAGTAATCACTGGAACTCCAACGGCAAAAGTACCTGTCCACATGCTTATACTAGAAGAGACCGTAATGTTGGGAGAACATTGAAACTGTAAAGCGGGAGGCGCGTTGGCCGCAGGGACAAACGTGCCATAAACAGGAGCAATCAACAATAGGTCAGAACAAGCATCTGGAGAAATGACATGGACGTACAAGCCATCGTCATCGAAAGGAACAAAACCCAAGTTCGTCGTGGTAGAACCGACTGTGGTGACCAATCGCATATTGGCATTGTCGGTAACACGATCCAAATCATCATGGGTTTTCTGAACCGCGGACAAGTAGGCTGTCCGCGCGCGAGCTGTTACATCGGCAATGAGAGGGGTGACATTGCCATTAATCGCCTGAAGCAACTCAGGCACGGGAGTATTTGCCACAACCTGCTGGACACTTCCCAGTAGATTGTTTTCCGTTACTGTTGTGTGATCTAAACTTTTTATGCCTGCAGTCAAGCCATAAGACGCTGTGACTGGCTCAGGATCAATGAGCTGGATAGTGTAGGCTATATAAAGAGATCCGCCAACAACAGCCGCGTCAGATGATGCATTATACCAAAAGGTAGCTTCATCACTGAGGCGATCGGCAGCTCCTCCAAACGCACAAAAGAACTTGTGCGTACTCTGTGGAATGGCTGCGAGTTCAAATTGCAGGACACTAGGTGCGTAGAGTGGGCCAGAAACGGCTCCACGCATTGCAGCTAGATCTGAACTCGAGGCATTCGTGTTATCATCAGTCGGGTCATAATCGAAAGCCATTATCAATTCACCTCGAGTTGTCGTGGGACAAGAAGGGCGATAGATAATACTGAGTTTTAGAATTCGATACATATCAAAAGCTTCGGCTATCTTACTCAACCAAGGGAAGGTCGAGGAACGCCGAGGGTTGATAATCAACGAATGATTTGCATTTAATATAGAACTTGTGACTGGCACAATTTTCTCTGTGTGAGAAACAGTGATCTCGAGAGCTGAATTAACAACTATCTCGGGAGCTCGCTGAAGGGCAACACCGGCAGAAGGCCGATTCACGCGAGGTTTTGCCTGGCGTGTGCGCTTAGGAACACTATTCCTCGATTTGCTTTGAGGGCGTGATGACGTGCGCGTAGGCTTATTAGACTTGCGACGCTGCATTGAAAAATTTTTAGAGCATGCCCCAATGGTCTTATGCGTAATCCACCTCCGCCATTCGCATCCACAAAGGATGCGCAATGAACGCAGGGAATTGTATGGTCCCTAGAATGCATTCTAACTCTTCGAAAGCCGAAACATCGACCTCATAGTAATTAGAATAGTAATCTAGCAACGAATGATTTGATGATTCTACTAAAGGGCGTTCAGTGAGGTTCACCATCCACTGAAGATCTAGTTTAGAACCACGTGGAAATCGTTGGCATAAGACTCGCCATAAAGGGATATACCGCGCCGCCCATATAGTTGCAATAATATTGCATATATGAGTTGCAACGGCTGCCTTCAGCTTACAATTGTAAATTAGCTGAGGCTCACGTTTGATCACTCCCATTTTGATCAAACGGGAAGGGAGAGGCGTCCATGTTAACTGTTCGACGCCTTTGTTCAACATTATGGGCCAAGATCCTTTAAGGAAATTGACACGCTGTAAAGGAACGACTCGATTTTTCATATCGAATCCCAACTCTAGGAAACCTTCATCGATAGATGATGCTGTTAAGGCATAAGCCCAAGCAACCGCCATATTTATCGAGTTTCCTAAGGACGTATCGGGGCCGCCAGTGTCGCGCGTTGGTCGGCGTGTGCGTTTTATTGAGACCGTGCCTGAGCGATCAAAATAAACGTACGGCCATCGTGACACCTCCGTCAATAAGTTTGCTATCTCGACGGGTACTCCTAGTTGCGTTAAAAAAGTTCTTTGAAACTGCAAAGGACCTAATGATTGAGATTGATCATAGGCTGAAGCATCACCACAATACCAAAGACCGTGATGGTGAACAACAGAATCATCTCCACAAACGATAAGATGTGTTTCTTCAGAAGTTGAAACATGCCGCATCCATTCATCCAAATCGTAATCACGCAACCCAATTCCATAAGTGATGTACAAAGGCATACCCCGAAAAAACAAACGGTTGTTTACATTCCACAAAGAATGCAACCGCGCACTTGCAGCCCGCATATACGGACCTGCGCGCACCTGTACCATTGGTGGCACATTTGAAATCATTCGAGGTTTTAACTGGAAATCTGGTTTCAACAAGATTTCATCAGTCTTAGGAAACAATTCAATCCGACTTTTCACAATAGGGCCAAACTCACAATACTGTTTATAAACAGCGGAGTAAAGTCTGTACCGCCTTTTATCAAGTGCGGCAAAGTGAGAAAGCCATGTTGGAAAGATTGTTTCCCAATCCATCGCATCACAAGGAAATGGAACCAACCCATCTGATTTGAGTTGGAGCCAAGGAGTAGCTTGTTTCTTGGGAGTCAAAGTTGGTTTGCGCATCAAACGAGTTTGGATTCCAGCCATAACCATAGCTGGAGATCGAGCGACTGCATACGCTGGCACGTTTGTGGCCAACCAAAAATAAACGCGTGATGGTGGTATAGGAGCAATCACCATCGTGCTAGTCATAGGCATTGTTGTATCTTGTGGAGGAATCACACAGTTAGGTTCCACTTGTCGGGGAACATAGCCGAGGTTAACAGGGAAGGACTCCGCGCAGGAGATTTCGACTGGAACCCGATCTTGCCAAGCGTTGTAATACAAATCCTGGCGAGCAGAAATCCACAAGAGAGCACGCGGATTCATAAATCGACACGTGATCGCCCACCACACAAAATATACTAAGTATAGTGTGCGGGGAACAGGCCTAAGGACTTGAGTCCCAAGAGCAAACGCATTGATGTTCACTATTAAATGAACAAGAATGCGCCAATGTGTTGGCAAGAAGTAACGCGTAGCTACATGGAATAGCCACGCTATAGGATCACGGTAGTATAATGCTTCCAGTGTGCCAATAACTAAGGTATTGCCCCAGTTAACTTTCAAAAGTTCTTCCATTACAGGAACAAATAGTCCTGTAAAATAGAAGTTAGCACGAAAAACTGGATCATCAACCATCCGCTGAGCAGCTACGTCTGCTCTTCCAACAGTCTCTAGTTGATACCGGAGAATAGAGGAAGACATCCATTGCCGCCCAAATTTGACGAGAGACTTTACTTTGTCCCACCATGGGCGGACACGCTCCAAGTAAGTTTGTCGGGGTACTGCCCTGAATAAACTAACAATCGAGCATGGTCGCCGGAAGTACAAAAGAGCGCACACTCCAACACCAACTGCTGAAACAGTGTAAACCCATCGAGGAATACTCGCTGGTGTCACAGGCTGAACACGCATCGTGGCATTGATGTCCGTCGTCAAATTGGCATTGCCAACAACACTCTCACCGTAGAGTAAAGCGGTATCGTGCAATCCCTCAGTCCAAGAAATGGCATGAAGGAGAACCCGTTCTTCGCTAACACGCTCGGGAAAAACAGTGCGATACAAAGGGTACGCTGTTTCAAACAAATCCCGAACGCGCGCTCCAGCACCTTGAAAGTTCCAAGAAGATGCTGTGCGACTCAACAAATACGCTCGAATATTCGACAAATCAACACTATTAACTGCTTCAGAACGCCCACAATAATGTGTCAACGTCTTATGAATGACTGCAGCTAAAGTTGGGCTGGTGTTTATGAAAGGAACACGCGACAACCAACGAGGCGGTAACATCACGTTTGAAACACCAGTTTGGAATAGAGGAGGTACTCCCGGCCGATCAAAAACTTGGATCAACACCATATTCCGGCAAGTTCTCAGAACTTTCCAAGACATGGCGTCATTGCCACCTGAGACCACATATTGGTCATAAGGATCATGAACCCAAGTAAGAAAGGAATTACGCTCTTCAATTTGAACCGCAAATCTGTGCCAAGCCGCCAATTTATCGTTGCCGAACTTGCCAGGGTGACGATGAAGTATGTAGAGTTGGGCACGGAGAATGCTCCGTGGCATCAACTCAACAACGGGGTCACTGGGAATCCCAGTGCCCCCAGGAGACATAAATCCGACACGCGCAGAATATGCGATACCATCGAGCAGTCGAATAGCGACCAACTCTAAGGTGCTCTCTGTGATGACAGGCTCATCTTCGAGAGGCGTTTCAACTTGAGAACTTGGAAGTTTGGATGATACATCAACAAGCTTCGCACGCGAGGAGGGGAGAGATCCTCCTCGCTCGGGAGGGGAAGGAGCACAAACTTTAGTAGGACGGAATGGAGCCATCTCCATCATACTGGCTACCTTCTGCGGACTACATGGACTAGTATGATCCATACTAGGTGAATCTGGTTCATGGGACGCGAGTAACACCTCACGATCACGCTGAGCCCGAAGTTCAGTAATCCGTTGATGTTCGCTTAAAACTCTTGGGTAGAGAAGGCAATCTTT